CCAACCGATGTAGGCGGCAAGCCCTATGTGAATCGGTGGCCCATTAGCGTTCCACCGTTCATGTAACTTATAATATCGAGGGAGAGTGTATGTCTCTTCTATTCGGTCCCAGTCTCCGGCGCAGATGCCGGCGGTGGCGAGTTCCGAGATGAGTCGGTCCCAGTCTCCATCGAAGGTTTCGCCGGGAGTTCCCCCACGGCTTCCTCTCCTCCTGTCACCCGCTTCAACAGCCCCGACTCCACGAGTAAATCCTCGACCGATTTTTGGACCCCTTCCAACTCGAAACCCAGTAACTGGTCCTCGATTTCGACGGCCTTGAGGGGAGTCTCGGACCGCGCCAATGCGATTTCCAAAATCTCGGTGGCGGTGTCGATGAGCTTCATGAAGTCCTTGGAGGTGGTAACGCCCTCCATCAGCGGCCAGATGCGCTTGATTGCCTTGAAATTGAGCGGCGGAACCTCGATGTCCCTACCGCCGATGCGAAGAATAGCCATGGGGAGCCTTCCTATATATGTTGGGGAGCGGTTGCGGGGCCGGGAGCGATGAGTCCCCCGGCCCCGCCTTCAACGCCTAGGCTCCCCCACCAGACGCCGAAGTGGTGGTGATGAAGCCAATATTACCGGCACTGTTGGCCTGTGCTTGGAAGTCACAGTCCGAGATGGCGAAGTCGTCCATCTTTAGCGGCAACTGCAACTTGCTGACCGTCACCGAGAACAGGCAGAGCGTGGTCACGTTACCTTGGAACGTCTGCGAGCAGATGAGTTCCAGCGTCGGCGCGACACCCATCAACTGGTTCGCGATGGTCAGCGTACCGCCCGCCGTCGTGTCCTGATAGATGTAGTTGAACAGGACGGCCTTGCCCGTATCCGCCGCCGCGAAAGTGTACGTACCGGTCGTCGGGTCCACCATATATTCGCCGGTCGCAACGGCGCTCGTGACATACTTGAGCGGCTTGCCGGTCAGGACATCGGTCACACCGAGGTCACGGAAGAAGTGCGCGCCATTAGCGACGACGACCGTATACGGCCCCGTCCCCGGAACGGCCCCCGCTTCATTGATGGCCTGCTTGTATTGCCCGGAAGTAACACCGGCTGCCTCAGCAAAGAACAGCGCATTGAACGCCGCAACGTCGATGTTGCCGGTGCCAAACTTGCCTTCGACCTTGGTCTTGCCGCGAGCGACCGCCAGTGGGAACTGGTACTGCCCGAACAATTCCTTAAGGTCGCCGGAGAACCCGACCTCGACGTTCTGCAGCGCGCCAATGCGCAGCGGGTTGCCCCCGCCCACATTGGAGGCGAACAGCTGCCCGGTACCAAAAAGATACTGCGACATTACTTGACCTCCTCAACGATGGCGGAGGCGAGATGCTGGAGAGCTTTCTGCAGGACGTTCCACGCCCCCGTGTCCTGCGAAAATGCGGTGTTGCGGAGGTGGGTGGAAATCCAGTTCTGGACTCCCCTCTCGACCTTCGCTGCAAGTTGTTCCGCCTCGGTCAAGACCTTCTTGACGTCGGCGACGGCTGTTTCAACCACCGTATCGGCGGCTTTGGTTGCGTCTGCCTCGACCGCCTGAATGGCGGGCTGTTTCGTGTCTGCCATGTTCCCCACCCCTACGGTACCAAAATCTTGATTGGCACCACGATCAACCCCTGCATGTCGATGTCGCCGGGGTCCCTGATTACTGCGCCGTCGATAAAACAATGGTGAACTAATCCTTGCAAAGTATTTCGCTGCTCAACGAAACCGGGGTCATACACCGTAGGTTCGAGGGCCTTCTCAAGCGCCTGAATAATTTGGTTATTCGTCGTAGCGGGAATGGCACCCGGCTCATCCGCCGCCCGGTGGTACACAACCCAACTTGCGCCTAGAACGTGCTTATACGGGAGTGCCGTCCGCTGGCTAATCGTCTCAGCGTGCTCGGCTTGCCCAAACCACGGTTGTTGATTACCGGGAACGTCGGAGAACAGCACCAGTCGCCGGGTGCGTGTGACAAACGTTTCGTTGCTGCCCCATGTGACACCGGCACTGAGCGCGAACAGCGCTGAGTAGATGGCCTCTCGGTCAATGGACATCAGTGCACTGCCTGCTGGATGGCTTGCACCACCGATTCTTTCATACCGAGGCTGATTTCCTCGGACATATCACGCAACGACGACCTCATGAACGAACGCTCTGGCATCTTAGAACCGGGATGATGGACCCGTCGGGCAAATACTTGCTTGCCGTTCATCATGAACGCCAACACACTGGCGTTTTTCGGTTCGATGATGTGCGGGGAGGTCTGTCCCCCGAATTCATGGATGGCCGCGTACTTCACATCACCGGATGAGAAGACGGTTCCAAGCACCAAGTCCTCTTCAACCATGACTTTGTTGGAAATTGACCGAGACAGCCGTCCCGTAATGCGGCGGAGAACCTGTCCATCGAGCTTCGAGGTCTTGATGTATGCTTCGAGGCGGAGCGCTAATTCCTGCACCTTGATGGCCAGCGCCGACCGCACAGCGGCGGGCATGGATTCGAATTTCCGGATGAGTTCCCTATCCCCGGTGATGACGACGTTAAGTATCATCAGGCTGGGACCACCCTAATGTACTTGTTAAGCATATCCTTGATGAAGGACGGAACGGTGTTGGCTTGGAAGGCCACCGTCTCCTGACCGCCCAATGACTTAGACGAGTGGCCGATGCGGTCCTTGTAGCGATACCGCTCCCCAACTAACTCGATAACCGCCTGATTGATATCGGCGGGGCAGTAGCTGTAGGAGACTAGCACGTTGGCATTGGCCTGAGCCGGGTTGAATGTATACACCCCATCCACAACCGAATACTGATTGACCCCCGGATTGGCCGCCACGGCGGTCATTGCCACCCCGTTCAGGGTCACACCCTCGTCGGTCAGCCACGTTTCGTTGACCGTTACCGTATATGTGGCGCTACCGGGAACCGTTTGCGGTTCATTGGTGATGGCGTATCCCGCCATGTAACTGACGTACACCGCATTTCGACAGCGCGGGAAGCACCAGCCATATAAGACCAAACTCTGTCGAAACAGTACATAACCGTTGGTGAACGGAGTGGTCTTGCCGTCGCCCGATGCCGCCGGAACCGGTGTACCGTTGATGGACAGCGACACAATGGAAATGGCTGGCTCTTGGCGGAGCACCATGAACGTCCCGCCGTGAGCGTCGTACATCTCGTCGTATTGCGACTTGGCGAATGTGTCGAGGTTCAGATAGCTATATACGAAGGTACTGGCACTGTCGATCAACCGCTGCAACAAAACATCATCGTTGCTGTTATTGACATTCAGCCACGATTTTACTTGGTCGAGGGTGGCGAGAGTGCCAGTCTTCACTTACCGGCCTCGGCGGCCCGGAGAGCGCGTCTCCGTGACATCCTCGACAGCAGGGGCCTCGTGTGCCCCGGCCTCATCGTGAGTATCCTCCGTGGCCGTCTCCGCGTCACGGGCGGCCAGCTGACCCTCCAGCTCTTGGATGCGGGCGCGGAGGCCGTTCGCCACCTGCAGCTCATTTTCGAGCCGGGTATTCAGCGCCTCGATAGCCTTGCGCTGGTCCTCGTTCTCTTCGACGAGGCCGCGAACCACCTCTTCGCTGACATATCCATCAGGGAGCGGCGGCGGTTCACTCGGCTCAACCCGTTGGCCAATCGGAGCCTCATCTCCCTCGGCGTGGCAGCCCAATACTTTGAGGAGGTGATGGTCTTCGTGGGCGTGCACCTCGATAGTGCCGTCTTCGCCCCGGACGTATTCGCGTCCGTTGACCGTGAGATTACTATACTCAGCTGGAACGTGAAAGCGATGCATTGGGGAGTCCTCTCTGTTGCTTTCCCTCAGAAGAAGGGTCAATCTGGCCCCTCATCAGAAGGAAACGCCCCCGGCCCCGAAGAACCGGGGGCGTGCCCCCACCCCCGTTAAGACGCGGAAATGTTCTGAATGACTGCCATCGACGGCGGGAAGTAGTGCTGGAGCACTTCGTCCGCATAGACGCCGTACTCGTACTTACGAGAACGGAGCGGCCATTCGATTTGGTAATAGTCCTGACGGCAACGGATTTGCATCACGTTGGTGACGTTCGCAAGCGGATAGGGAAGCTTGCTGGTCGTCATCAGGACAGTGCCCGCAGGCATGTTCGGGTGAATTTTCACCGCGATGACCTGCCCACCGGCCATGGAAAACCTGTTGAGGTATTCCTTGACCATGACACCACCGGCAACGATGCCGTCCTTGATTTCCGCCGTGAAGCGCATATTGGACGACGCCGAACCATCCTGCGTGATGAGCTTGCTGATGGACAAGGCTTCCTGCGAGTTGACCCAGATAATGTCCGGGCTGAGACGGTAATTGTCCCAGAGCGACTTGAGGGCCGCATCAATCTCGACGATACCACCTGAACCATCCGCCGTGAACGCCGCACCGTCGAGCGACTTGACATAGGCACCGGAACCCGCCTTCGTCGCCTGCACGAGCAGACCATCGAACACGAGATTGTTGGCGCTGTTGTCCGCCGTGACCGCCGACGCGTTCTGCGTACCGGTGGCGGCTGCGGTAATGACGGCCTTGTTCACCGTGGTGATCTGACCGAGTACCTCGTTGCCCGCCGTTCCGTAGAACCACGCGTAGGCCACCGCTCCGGCGACCGCCGCCACCGTTGCCGTCACCTTGTTGGTCGTGCCGGTCATCGCACCCGTGGTGGTCGCGACCGATTTATTGGCCGAACCGCCGCCAAAGGTATCCGATGAGCCGTCCGCGTTGGTACG